TGGCAGTGTTGTCATCTGTAAATGGAGTTTTCCCCTTAAATTGAAAACTTAATTTATCTTCTCCACCTATTTTTTTTAACATATTAGTATTTTTTAAATCATTATAAGATACTTCACCCATAATACAAAGTAATTTTCTAAACAAAACAGCAGGTTCAAATTTATCTTCACTTAAATTTTTTAATTCAGAAGAAACACAATTTTCATCACCAAGAAATTTATAATTTAATTTGGTAAAACTTCCTTTCCCATTTGAACCACCACCACATAAAGCAAAAACCCTTTGCATAAATTTGTCTGTTGTTGTATTATATGCAATAAATTCATAAAGGGTTTGTTTATATTTTGTCCCAATCCATTCTTCAAAATATTTATCCATTATTGGGGTATTTTCACTTTTTCCAACATTCCAGGGGATTGGATTGGTCACAAAATATTCTGCAGTTGCTTCAAAATTTTTTCCATTTTTAACATCATAAATCTTATCTTTGAATTGTACCCAAGATTTTTTTATTGGTTTTGGTTTATGTTTTCTACCAATCTGTTTAAATCCTTCAACTAATTCTATTCTTGTTTTACTGTCAATAGTTTCAACTCCTAAAATTTCCTGAATTGAATTTAAATAATTAACTTCATCACTTAGTTCCCATTTTTTATCTTTTTTATTCCATAACCAAAATATTTTACTTTTATCATAAAAAAATGGTTGCTCTTCCCAAAATTCTTCAATTTGCCCTCTTCTTGTGAAAATATCCGCTTTTCCAACTTTCTTTTTTTCTGGTTCACCCCCACCTTTGTATGTAATCCTAAAACCATATTTTGCCTTTTTATTTGCTGGGTCTGTAACATATAAAATATAATATCCATTTAATTCTTTTTTTTCAAGAAATTTACTAATTTCGTTAAGAGCTAATGGAAGAAATCCAATCGCTTTAAGTGAATCGTGTTCTTGTGGGTCTGTCCAAATAATTTTATTTTTCAAACAAACTTTTTCCATCTCTTTCTCAACATCATATTTTTCTTTCAATTCTTTTTCATTTTTTACCTCTCCTCCCATTTTCAACCTCCATTTTAATTTGACAAATTGAGCAAATAGCCACCACAACATTATTTTCAATTTCTCTTTCTCTTTTACATTCTGGACATTTTACAATTTTCATTTTACCTCATCTCCATAAGCATCCCAACCTTCTCTTTTCTTTCTTGCAAAATAATCTAATTTTCTACCAGCACATATTTCATCAACCATCTTATAAAATATTTCTGGTTTTGTTGAATGAGTAGTTCTTTTTTCTCTTATTAGTGTCGACCATTTTGTATTATTGAAAAAAGGTTTTCCTTTAACTGCCAAAATGCAATGTTCTGTTTGACTTCTTAACCACCTACCAGTTCCAAAGTGTTGTTTATCCCAAGTAAGAATACTTTTTAATTCAAAACCCCACTCTTCAAGAAGTTCTGGCATTTTTAATATAAAAGAATTAGTTGTCCACAACCAAAGAACACAATCATCTTTTATTGGAAGTTTTATATTTTTAATTTCTTCTAAAGACATCGTCGGGTAAGGTGTTGTTCCTCTAAAACCTTTAGCATCATAAACAGAATCATCTTGATAATTCCAAGGGGGGTCTATAACTATAACATCATAGTCTCCTGTTGGTTTCTCAAAACTTTCTTTTTGTAATTCTTCTCTTTGAAGTTTTATTTTTTCAAGTCTATCTTCTTTTTTAATATCAGAATATACTTCATTAAATGTTTTTTCACCTTTCTTTATTTCTTCCTTAACATCTTCTGTTGCTCTTTTCCAAACAACATCTGCTGTTGCAACCTTTCCTGTTGACCAACCTAAATCTTTTGAAAGTTCTTTTTGAGTATTATGTGAAACTAACTTTTTATCAACATCTGATAAAAGGTCTGTTCTTATTCCTTGGTTTATTTTTCCTTGAGTTATAAGAATTTCTTTCTTTCTTTGTTCTAATTCAAACTTCCAACCATCTGTTAAATTTCTCCTTCCTTTTTGATTATCAATCATCCATAATTTAACTTCATTAATATTTTCAAATTCTTTAATTATTGTTTTAAATGGAATGTTATGTTCAGAACAAACAGAATATCTATTATGTCCATCAACAATAGTATCACCCCAAAGAATAATAGAATCCCTGCATCCTTCTGTTTTTATGCTTGTTTCTAAATTAGAATATTCTTCTGGAGTTAATGGTGGAATTAAATTTTTTAATTCATTATTTATTTTCATTTTTCAAACTCCTTTAATATTGTTTGTTTAAATGTTTCAATATTTAAGTGATATTTATTACAGAAATGTTTTAAGGTTTCTTCATTCTTTGGTTCTAATAAATCAATCCCTTCTCTTCCATAATCACATAATTGTATTAATGCTTCTTCAAAAGTAAATGGCAAACCTCTTTTATCATATTCTTTAGAAATAAACCTTTTCCATTCATTAACTGCAATTTTATTTATGACAATAAATAAACGATACAAACTAAATAACTCCCAATCTTTAGTTTGAATCCAGCATTTTTTATCTCCATCAAAAAGTTTTCCTTGTGTTTCTTTGATTTTCATTCCTTCCCCTCCTCTTTTATTTTAATTATTTCAGAAGTAACAAATGTAACTCTTTCATTAAATTTATCAATAAGTGTTATAAAAATTAAGGGTGGTGAGTTTTCGTCAATATCAATAATCTTTCCGTTATAAAAACCACCAGATTTTAGTTGAACAAAAACTTGTTTATTTAGCCAGTATTTCCATTCCATGAAACTTTATGTTTTTTTGGTATTTAAATATTTCTTACTATTTTTTAGTTAAAAGTGGGGGATGCCACCCCCCATTTTTAGCTTAGACTATTCCTCCCTTATAATAAAATAAAGAAACGATTATTTAAGTAATTTAAGTAAAACAAATAATTAGTTCAGTTCATGACAGACATAGTTGTTTTTGGGGCATAGAGCCATTCTAAGCGACTTTTTTATAAAACAAGGGGAATAAAACCATAGGAAATTATTCAAACAAAAAGAGTAGAAACGACTTGGGGGTATGATACCTTACAAGGATAAAAATCCTATCCGCTCAACACTCTTTTATTTATTTAGTTCAAATCCTCTCCTATGGTAAAAAGAGGTGATGGTATTAGATAATTTATAACTATTTAAACCTTTTTGTTAATCATCATCTTTCATCATTCCTCTTGAATTATTCCAAAAACTCATAATGGCAAGATAAACAAGATAAACAATTAATCCAATTCCTCCTCCAGTTAAAAGTATTGTCAATAAAATAAATATTTTTCCATAAGCTTCAACCAAATTACCTAATGTTCCAAATATTTGTTGCCAGACTGAAACAGAAAATCCAAGAGTTGTAACCATAAATACTATTGATAAACCAATGAAGAATATTTTGAATGGAACATTTTTTGCAAATAATCCTAACACCAAGAAAAATATTGTCGCTATGATTAACACAATAAAAGAGCTAACCAATAAATTACTTTTAGCTTCTGTAAATTCTGTTCCTGTTGGTGTAATTTCAAAATAAATTTCTTCGCAAGTAAAACTGCTTTTTTTATCTCCACAAGTGTTATAAAGATAATTTCCTACTACAGAGGTATTGCAAAAAGAATAAGTATAATCCTGTCCATTTTTTGTCATTACCTGATTTATATTTTGTGTTGATGAGTTAGGGTAAGTAATACTTGTAACATTTACATAAGTACAATCCTCACATGTTTGGTATAAACTAACACATTCATTTTGTTTAAAAGTTCCTAAATCTGATGCAGAAGTTAAACTAATTAAAAACATACATGTTATTAAAATTAATATTTTGTTTTTTAACATTTAATTGCACACCTCCTTTGTAAATTATTTTTTGGGGGAATTACAAGATAGTTGAACATTAATAAAATTAAGGCACTTAAAATAATTTTACAATTTGTTCCTAAATTATATTTTTCACTAACTCCTACCGAATCTTTTGGAGTGAATTTATTTGTGGTGATTGTTGCATTGCAAAAAAATGTTCCATCATTTATAAAAGTTATATTTCCAGTTCCTATATCACAATTAGAAGTTATGTTGCAATAATCTGCTAAATCTATTTCCCAATTTGTGTTAATAGAAGGGCAAGAACAACTATCTACAACACTTGAATTAACAGTATAACTTCTTTCATCTGAAACATTATAATTATGACTTGTTCCATTTCCCCAACTATGCCACCTGTAATCATAAACCCCTGAATTTGTAAAAACAGTTGAAGCATTATAAACATCTGCTGTAACATTTGTTGCTGTTATATTTGTATTATTTATTTCTAACCAGACTGTTCCATTTGTTGAAGTTATTGTGTAACATTTGTTGCTGTTATATTTGTATTATTTATTTCTAACCAGACTGTTCCATTTGTTGAAGTTATTGTTACATTGTATAAACTTGTTCCTGAATCTATTAATGTTGCATTGTTATCATAATAAGAAGAAAAGATTGGATATTCATCATCTTCTGGTTCTGCACTAACATATTCATCAGCACCAATATCCCATGTTCCTGTTCTTGTTTCTTGGTCTATATCGTCTGTGAAATTAAGATTTCCGTCTGAGGATAAATCAGCACCTTGGTCAATTACAGAAGAACCTACTTTTAAATGAAAATCATAATTTTGATAATCTACAAACAAATCAGAACTTGAATTTCCAGAAATATCTAATCCATTTGAACCAGGGTCAGAACCTTCTGAGTAGGCGTTGTTTGTTGAACCTGTGTAAGATGTTCCAGAATAAGCATCACTACAATTAAAAACCAAATTATCTTTTGTAATTGAATCCCAATATCCTGTTTTTATACCAAGTGTACAATTAATTACTGTATTACTGTAAACAAAAGCTCCTGCATCATCTCCTTCAAACATTATACCCACATCCCCTGCACCAACAAATCCATAAACAACATTGTTGTATATACTTTTATCAGAACCAACAGTACCATAAATTCCATAAACATTATTAGCACTATTTTTTTGTGTGACAATATTATGAGATACCAAAGCTCCATTACTGCTACTTGGTTGAATGGAAATTGCTGAACGCCACTCATCTGTCCCAGTATATTTAACTTGCAATCCAATAATTCTCGTATATAATTCGGCATTATGAATAGTTGCTGGATAACCATCTGCTTCTAATCTATAACCCCCATCA